GATACAACAAATGATCGAATTATTCAATGGAAGGAAGCAACGCATGATTCGCGATTCGAATCAGGATGCGCCCGAATTGATATTGGAACGCGATGGGCGCGAAATGATGTGATCGGGCGAAATTCATCTGATGGCGTTTATGATCAGGAAATCATTGTGAAGGCCCTGGATGATGAAGGCAATTCATTCTGCGAATCAGTAATGACAACGGCAGAATATGCGCTGAAGCAAAAGAAAACCCCAAAGCATATTTGGATGGCAGAATATCAGCAGCATCCGATCGATTTGGAAGGCCGACTTTTCGAAAATTTGCAAAGGATCAGCGAAGAAGAATTTCAAAAGATCAGGGAAAAGATATCAGGATGCATTGCGTATATCGATGTGGCTGATGCAGGGATGGATTATACGGCCATGGCAATCGGGGCGATCATTGATGATCAGGTGATCATTGTGGATTATTTATTGAATCGGGATAATACTGATGTGAATATTCCATTGGCGGCCGCGAAATTGAATGAATGGGGCGTGAATTATTGCAGGGTGGAATCGAATTCGATGGGCGCGATGTTTGCGCGGCAGCTTCAGGGCCATACAAAATGCAAAATATTATCAATCCATAATCAAACCAATAAAATTACGCGGATCATCATGCAATCGGCATTCATAAAAAATTTCATTCATTTCAGGGCCATTGAATCATCGCCTGATTATCATCAATTTTTGGAAAATTTGGAATCCTTCAGCAAAGAAGGCAAAAATAAACATGATGATGCGCCTGATTGCATGGCAGGATTGGCCATGTTTATTCGCGCGATGTTCAAAAAGCAATTCGCCTGATCAATTGAATGCTGATCCTGAATGGATCATGGCTTTGATCCTTTCCTGATCCAACCATCGCAGATATGCGAAGAATCTTTTGATGCGCTTCATGATCATTATCCCAAAAGATCATTCAATCCGCTGATTTCGCGGATTTCTTCTTCATTCAGGGCAACGCCTGCCTGGATAATCTTTTCAATTGCTTCAGCTTTTATTTTCATCGATTGGGCCTTCAGATTTTCATCTGATTGAAGCGAAGGAATATGGCTGAAATCTGCGATCAATGTGATCCCTTCATCCTTCAGGCCAATTTGCTGCGCGATGGAATCATACATTTGTTGCGTTTCAGGGATGATTGTATCCTGATAAGCCATTCGAACGCCTTCTTTTACGTTGGTGAAGGTCGATCCCTTTTCATTGCTGAAAAGATATGAATTCAGGCCATATGCATCAATGATCGCAATTTTATCAGCATTCAATTCTTCGAAAAGCATTAGATCCTTTGTGGGATAACTCATTGCATTCCAGGTCACATCGGATTCAGTGATCAGAATTTCATCTTTTGATCTGCGATACCATGATGACTGAATTTCCTTTTTTTCTTCCGCAGTCATTGGAATTGCGCCACCCATATCAGAATTTTTTGCTGAAAGGATTCCGATTGCGCCAATATTTTCCAATAATACATTCCTTTTGTGATATTGTGCTTTAATATTTGAAAGGGGATATTTCAATGATTCGATCCTGGATGATGGATTCACAATATTAATCCCGTCAGTGGTGGCCAAATATATCACATCATCAAAAGTAAGCGATTCAATATCTTCATCATAACAGAATTCAAATCCATTAATCAATCCATCAGCATCCATTTGCTTCAGCTTCTTTCCTGAAAGCTTTATTTTCATTTTATCAGATGGCAATGGCAGCATCAAATTCCTGATCCCGAATGATCTTTTGGGGCAATATGCAAAGGCAGAACTCCAAAGGGCATCATTTACTGATAATGAATAAATAACATCGGCCCATGATTGCGTTGGATTTGGTTTGTTAATCAGATCAATGAACCAATGATTTTCAATTCTTTCGCCATTGGCATCGAAAAGCAGTGGAATATTTGATGCCATCATTGATGCCCTTTTATCCACAACAATTCGCAATTCAGGAATTTCAATATAATGTTTATATGCATCTTCCGTATCTACCCAAACGGCAGTCTTTTGCCCCCATATTCGGGATGAATATGGATCAAAGGAATTGCGCCATTCGTTAATAAAGCGCGGCTGATATTTGTTATTATCATTAAAGATGCTTATACCAAACCAGGATTCAAAAAAATCAGAATTAAAAGAATTTGCCATGTTTATGAATTTATTATCCACAAATTTAACTAATTTTGTATGATAAAGATTAAAGCAATGCAGAAAAACACAAATACATATCAGCTGAAAAGCCAAAATTTGATCCTGAAGGATTTCAATGAAGGCAGCCGCGAAGTGGCGATATATCTTTCAGCATTCGATGAATTGGATTCTGATAATGATATCATTCGCAGGGGTGCATTCGCCAAATCAATCCAGGAACGCGGCCCATTATCGGGATCAAATCGAAAAATCGCCTTCCTTCGATATCATAATTGGGAAATGCCCATTGGAAAATTCAATCGATTGGAAGAAGATCAAAAAGGCCTTTTTGCAGTGGGAAAATTATCCGAATCAACAAATGGAAATGATGCATTTATCGATTATCAGGAAGGAATCATCAGGGAACATTCCATCGGATTCCGATATATAAAAGATAAAATCAGATTCATTGAAGATGCATCGATGGAATCAGGGGGATTTTATGAAGTGAATGAAGTTCAGCTTTTCGAAGGATCGGCAGTTACATTTGGCGCGAATGAATTTACCAATGTGGTGGAAGTGGCAAAAGCTGAAGGGGGAAAAGAAGGCATCATTGATCGAATATCTGATGAAATCAGCGTGATCAGCAAATCATTATTCAATGGCAAAGGCACTGATGAAAGATTATTCGAATTAGAAATGAAATTAAAATTTTTGAATGGGCGATTGGTAGAACTTGCAAAAATGAATCCGCAGCAAAAGCAATTCATGATCAGCAAGCCATCTGAAGATCAGGCATTCAATTGGGCAGAAATAGTGAATAAATTAACTTAAAAATCAAAGATCATGGCAGAAAATAGCATGACAACAGAAGAAGCGATTCAAAGAATTGAAAATTCGATCGCTGAAAAAACATCAGGATTCATTTCAAAAGAAGAAATGGAAGGCCTGAAAAGTGAAATCGTTGCGATAAAAGAAAGCGCAGAAAAAGCAGGAAATGCGGAAGCAATGGAAATGAAAATGGCAATCGCAAAAATCGAAGGAAAGATGGAAGCATTGAAAGAAGCGAAAATCGAATCTTCAGGCGCGAAATCATTGGGCCATTCAATCATGGATGCATTCAAAAGCGCGAAAGATCGCATTTTGGAAATCGCTGAAAAAGGCGCAGGATCAGTGAAATTGGATGTGAAGGCAGCAGGAACGATGACAATCGGCAACAATTATTCAGGTGGAACGGTTGGCCTTTCTACATTGGAAGGTGGATTTACTCGCGTTCAAAGAAGAATGCCTTTCATGCGTGAATTGGTAAATTCGGCAGGAACTACATCTAAATATGTGGTATGGATTGAGCAGGCAAACCCTGATCCAGGGGTGGCAGGAATGACGGGCGAAGGATTGCCAAAAACGCAAACTGATTTCGATTTAGTTGAAAGATCATGCGATGTGAAAAAAATCACTGCATTCATCAAAGTATCGAAGGAAATGATCGCAGATATTCCATTCATGGCAGGCGAAATCAATGGCGAATTAACCGAATTGGTGGCGTTGAAATTAGATCAACAAATCTTATCAGGTGATGGAACGGGCCAAAATATGACGGGTATTGAAGCAAATGCAACGGCATGGGCGGCAGGATCATTCGCAGCGACTATTCCTGCGGCAAATAATTCTGATGTCCTTCGCGTAGGGATCGCGCAGATCGCGAATAATAATTTCATGGCTAATTATATTCTGATGAATCCTGAAGATTCGGCAGCAATGCAATTAACAAAATCTTCAACGGGGGAATATACATATCCTATGTTTATCGAAGGGCCTGATGGAATTACGCGCGTGAAAGGGATTCCCGTAGTTGAAAATCCAGGGGTAACGGCAGGAACATTTTTGATCGGTGATTTCACAAAATCAAATCTGCGAATTCGCGAAGATATGAATATCAGCGTGGGATATGTGGATGATGATTTCACAAATAACCTTATGACGGTTTTATGCGAAGCGCGTGCGTGCCATTTCGTGAAAACTAATCATTATGGGGCGTTTGTGAAGGGTGTATTTGCAACGGCTAAAGCAGCGTTAACATTATAAGCAGCAAAAAAAGTAATGGGGGTAATTGATTTTACCCCCACTTAAATTCGAATAAGATGGCAAAAGTTCAAAGCGAAAAGAAAGCGGCAGCAAATCCAAAGGTGAAAGCGGCAGTGAAAGCGGAAGCAAAAAAAGAAGTGAATTTGATAATTAATCAGATTTATTCCTTCAAAGCAAATGCAAAAGCGCAGCATCTTTTGGATGGCAAAATATATGAAGTATCAGGCGAAATCGCGCACGTGCTGATCTCAAAAGGATGGGGCGAAATCGTGAAATAATTGGATTATGATTGTAAGCATTGCAGATTTCAAAGCAGGGAAATATGAATTACATCGTGGGATGTATGATCAGGCCCGAATCCAGGATTACATTGATCTATATGAAAAGCCATATTTGATCAAATTATTGGGCGCGGAATTGTTCGATGAATTCGAAGCTGATCTGATCGCAGGAAGTGGGATTCCCACTGAAGCGCGATTTGAAAAGATTTTGAATCCATTTCATGAAGATTGGAATTTCCAGGTGATCATATCTGAAGGCATGAAAGAAATGCTTTTGGGATTGATTTATTTTGAATATGCGAAGGATTTAAGCAATCAAATGACTTCAAATGGATTGGTGAAGCCGATGGGGGAAAATTCGAAAGAAATTTCAACGCTGAATGCGATGTATTATACCCGATTCAATCGATCGGTGAGAACATATCGCGCAATTCAGTGCTTCATCTATTGGGTGAAATCGGAAGATTATGCGAATCGTAATGGGCAGCCATTACAATATGCTTATTGGTTATGATCGATGAAGTGGCAGATATTGTGAAAGGTATTGTGGAATCAATGAATTCTTCAATAATTGGCACATATAATCCAGGCAGCGGAAATACAAATTTCTGCGAAACGAAATGGGCGCGAAAAGGAAAAGTGATTTCCATGGCAGGCGAAGAATTTCTGATTGATTCAATTGAATATGATCAGGAAATTGAAGCTTCATATTTGGGATCATTAATGCCTGCGCCTGATCTGAATGGATTGATTGATCTGCCTGCGCCATTCTTCATCAGCGGCACAAAATTGGCTGCGAATAGGGAATGGACGATTGCCGATATCGATTTGACTGCAAAAACGCCAATTATTTGGCTATTGGAAACGATGCGCGAAAGGTTTTTTGGAAAGGGCGATGCGCGTGAAAGGGAAATGGAATTGCGAATTTTCTTCCTGGATGAAACAAATGTGGCCCAATATTTAACCGAAGATCATAGGCGCGAAGTAGTTTATCCGATGAAAAAAATGGTGGATGAATTTATCAGGGCCATTGCAGCTGATCGGAATTTCAAAACGATCGAAGATTATTCCATCAGAACATTCAGCCGTTTTGGGGTTGAACAAGATAATGGGATGATTCAGAATATATTGGATGCGAATTTAAGTGGGGTGGAATTAAGTATTGCCATTACAAAGTACAAGGGAAATTGCAACCCTAAATGCAATAAAATAAATTAATTAATTAACAAATAAAAAATAGAAATTATGATTGGATGTGATTGTAATGCAGGACTATCAAATACGGGGCGGCCAGGGTGCGTTTCCGTTTTTTCAATTGTTTCATCGATGATAGTAGTTCCAATTTTGGATAACGATGGAAATAAAAATGGGATTGATTTATCATTGCCGATTCCGAATTGGAATGCTTTGGTGAATGCAGCTGATTCATCACAAAGATGGTTTCCTTTGCCACCATTTGAGAATGTAGAATTGCCAAAAGCTGATTCATTATTCGAAGAAGCGAATTCAGGAAGAATGGCATTTCTTCGCCAGGGGAAAAGATCATTCAGTGGCGAATTATGGGCTGAAGATTCAACGCCTACTTTTTTGGGTAAATTGGAAAAATCGCGATGCGTAGATTTCGGGGTTTACATCGTTGATGTGAATGGAAATCTGATTGGATCGGAAGTGGATGGATATCTTTATCCGATTGGGGTTGACAATCCATCATGGGATCCACGTTTCATGTTTGCTACTGATTCAACGGTTCAAAAAATCATGTTAGGATTCGATTTCGATCGTTTATTCAATGATTCGACAATGTACATGGTTACGGCTGAAGAAGCAGGAATTGATTTCAATTCATTGAAAGGGTTGATCGATGTGATCTTCAGCAATATTGCGCCTTCGACAAATGTATTAGTGCAATTTGATGCGAAATTCTGTTATGGAACGGCATATAATAAGCAAGCGTTTGTTGGTGCTTCAGCTGCGGATTTCTTGGTAACAAATGTAACATTAGGATTACCGATTGCGATTGATTCGCTTACGGAAGGGCCTGATGGATCATATGTATTAACATATGCGGTTGCTGATCAGCCATCTTCAACTGATTCGGTGAAAGTCGAAGTGAATAAGGATGGGTTTGATGGTGAATTTGTAATCACAATACCATAATTATGGAATACATAAAAATCGGGAATATTGAATTCAGGAAAGAATCATTGAAGGGAATTACCTTGAAGGATGCAGAAAATAATTTCAAATCAATTGATCAGAGATTGGTGAAAATGGCATGGCAAAAGGTGAATCCAACAAAGATTTCAAAGAAGAAATCCACGAAAAAGGATTGATTATTTTCATGATTTAGGAAGGGCCGATGATTAAATTGTCGGCCCTTTTTTTATTCATTTTGATTAAATTTTAATCATACCGGGGAATTGAGAATAAACGGACAATGAATTGATTTAAGCAACGGCAGGCCTTTTCAGGTATCGTAACGCTAAAAATTAGAGAAAACAGAAATCCCTTTATTAATCAACGATTGAAGCACGTTAAAATTTATTAACTTTGTGCATATGATTATGCAAACATTAGCAGGGGAAAGATTGCAAAAGGCCAAATTATTATTCGATTCGGTTGCCTGGATTAATGCATTGAATCCATCGATGCGGAAGCAGATATTGGATTGGATCAGGGATGATCAGTTAACGGCAAAAGGGGAAGATGAAGATGGCGATGTGATTGGATTATATTCCAGGGCCACTGAATTATTCAGCGGTGGAAGGAAGCAGGAAGGCGATCCATTTGATCTGAATGATACGGGCGGTTTTTACAGATCAATGTTTATCCAGGTCTTATCGGATGGATTGATTGTGGATGGCGATACTGCAAAAATGGAAGAATCTTTTTCCCAAACAAATGGCAAATGGTGGCATGATGGAATACTTGGCTTAAATGATGAAAATTTGGAAAAATTGGCGCGCAGTATCGAAATTGAATATCTCAAATACGCGCGGAAAATATTGGGAATCGATTGATGATTTCCCTTTGTATAATTGGATTAAATGCAATGAAAATCTTCTTCAATATGCCCGAAAGGATTTGAATATCGGGAATGAAGATGATGATCAGGAAGCATGGATGAATATATGGGATCAATATTTGAAGAAATATGGATTGGCAAAATTGCATCAAAGATTGCTGAATGTGATGAAGCAGAAAGCGATTTTGGAATGCGAATATGTAATTACAAAAGAAAGATTCAAATTGAATCTGATTGAAATTGAAGCGCAGCGGCTGAAGGATATGATGGCAAATGCAGGCCATGGGATATCAATTGAAGAATCATTGATCCATCTTTCCAGGTGGGCAGGATTCCGAATCAATGCGAAGGAAGTTTCAGTGGTGGAATATTTTAATATGATGAAGCAATATGGCAAAGAAAATTCAAAAAAGTGATATCAGCGATGCGGATGTATTTGGCGCGCTGCGCGAATCCGCTGAAAAGGCATTGGCAAAAGTTCAGGCATTGGATGCTGAATTGCGGCAAATTGCAAATGATACTGCGCAGAAAATCAAAAATGTGAAATTTGATTCTGCCAAATCCATCAATGAATTCACGCGCGCAACAAAGGAAGCGAATTTGGTGCAAAAGGAATCGATCAAAATTGAGCAGGAAGAAGCGAAATTGAAGCAGCAATTGCAGAAAATTAATCAGGAAGCGGAAAAAACGCAGCAGCAAAAGCAGAAAACGCAGCAGCAGGAATTGCGCACGCAATCGCAGATCAATCGCGAAAAGGAAAAGCAGGCAAAGATTTCGGCCCGTAATCAAAAAGCGGCCATGGATGAAGCTGATGCATACAAAGTTTTGGTGAAGGCCACTCGCGATCAAAAGAATGAATCGAAAAGATTGGGCGCGGAATTATTGAAATTGGAATCGGCAGGAAAAAAGAATTCTGCGGAATATCGCAAATTGGCGCAGGAATATAACAAAGTAACAAGCGCAGCCAAAAAAGGCGATGCGCAGCTGAAAAAATTGGATCAGACGGTGGGGGATAATTTTCGAAATGTGGGAAATTATCGTGGCGCAATTGGAAAACTTACATCAATGCTTTCAGGATTGGGATTGGCATTTGGGGGCGCAGCAATCTTTCGAAATGTAGGGGATACCATTATCAATTTTGAACAATCAATGGCCAATTTATCCGCAATTACGGGGGCAACGGGAAAGGATTTGAAGGCCTTGGAAGAAGCAGCGATTTCATTGGGTGGAAAAACTACATTAAGTGCAGGCCAGGTGGCTGAAGGATTCAAATTGATTGGATCGGCCAAACCTGAACTATTGCAGGATCAGGAAGCATTGATTGGCGTAACGGAAGCGGCCATCCAATTGGCTGAAGCGGCAGGAATTGAATTGCCTGAAGCAGCTTCAGCATTAACAAATACTTTGAATCAATTCGGGGCATCAGCGGATCAGGCAGGATCATTTGTGGATATTTTGGCGGCAGGATCGAAATTTGGGGCAGGGGATATCAATTTCCTGAATGCAGCATTTGAAAAGGCAGGAACGGTTGCAAATGTGGCAGGATTATCATTCAGGGAAACTGCGGCTGCATTGGAAGTCATTGCGAAATCGGGCGCACCTGCGGAAAAGGCAGGAACGGATTTTCGAAATGTGCTGATTAATCTTCAAAAGGAAGGAATCGGATTCGTGGATGGGCAATTCGACATAAAAGCAGCATTGATTCAAACCAAGGAAATGTTGGGGGCAATTGAAGATCCTGCAAAGCGCGCAGCGGCATCGGCAAAATTATTCGGGGCGCAATCGTTGGCAACGGGTGAATTTTTATTGCAAAACATTGATCTTTATGATGAATTAAATGCTTCCATGGAAGCGCAGGGGATTGCAGCGGAACAACAAGCAATTAATACGGATACTTTGGGGGGTGCATTGAATCGCGTGAAATCGGCATGGGAAGAATTTATTCTTCGCCAAAATGAAGCAGGGGGCGCATCTTCGGCCCTGAAAGATTTATTCAATTCATTGGCTGAAAATTTATCATTAATATTAAATACCATTATTTCAGTTGGTAAAATGTGGATATGGTATAAAGCCGTTACATTGGCCCAGGCGGCAGCGAATAAATTATTGGCATCTTCATTCGCGGCAAGCATTAAAAACATGGGCGCGATGCAGGGCGCATTGAATGGATTGAAGGCAGGATTTCAAAAGGTAGGAAATGCCATCAAATCGAATTTCATTGGAATTATTTTGGTAATGGTCGCGGAATTAGTGGCAACATTTTCAAAGCTAAATTCCATATATGAAACAACGGAAGAAAATGCCAAAGAAATGGCAAAGGCGCAGCAGGATTTGGCGAAAAGCAGTGCGCAGGAACAAAAGGAAGTGAATAATCTTTTCGAAGCATTAAAAAAATCCAAACCTGAATCGGAAGAAAGATTGAATTTGATCAATAAGATTAATGGAACTTATGGCACTACGCTTCAGAATTTGCAGGATGAAAAGAAATTCATTGATCAGGTAACGGAAGCGCAAAAGGCCCTGATTGCCCAAATTAGGCAAAAAACGGAATTTGAATCTGCGCGCGTGCGATTTGAATTATCATCGCGTAATTTGGCTACTGCTGAATTCGAATATGAAGCAGCATCCGATGCATTAGATGATTTTCGATCATCAGGAATGGGCGAAAAAGTTTTTAAAAATTTATTCGAATATTTTGGTGCAACGGGTGAAAGCGAATTGGTCGATATTACAAATGCCTGGTCTGATCAGGTATATTCAGCGAAGAAAGTTTTCAATAAAGCGGAAAAAGAATATCAGGATTTATTGCTTCAAATGGCCCAAACGGGAACGCCTACGCCAGGAAGCGTTACACCGCCTGCGCCTGATCCTGGTGGCGGTGGCGGTGGCGGTGGCGGTGGATCGAAGATCGTATCATTGGCGCGCGATATTGAAGATGAACAAATTTCACAAATGGCAGATGAAGAAGCACGCGAAAAAAAGCGCGCTGAAGTGAATGCAAAAAGAAGGATCGAAGATTTGGCCGATGTGAAGGCAAAAGCATCAGAAAAAGCCACTTTAATGGCCGAAATTGAAGAATCATTGGATGCTGAATTGATTGCAATCGCTGAAAAGTATGAAGAAAAAAGGCAGGAATTGCGCGATAAAAGCATCACATCAGCAAAAGCGGCAGCCATTGCGGAAAAGGAAGCTGAATTGGAAGGTATTGAAGATACATTCGAAAATTTGGAAAAGCGCGAAGCATTGATGAAAGAATTGGATATTTTGCGCATTGATCAGATTCAAACAAGCAGGGATATATTGCTGCAAAATGAAGAATTAACGGAAGGCGAAAGGCAGAAAATCATGGCTGATTCAATGAAAGAAATCATTTCGATCATCATGAATGGTGAAGCGCGGCAATTGGCAATCCGCGAAAGATATGCGCAGCAAATTCAGGAAACATATGATGCAGAATTCAAAGCGAAAAAATTATCATTATTGAATTCGCAGGCAACATCGGAAGAAATCGCCATTGAAATGCGTGAATTCGAAATTCAGCAATTGATTCAGCTGATTGCAGATAAGAAGAAATTGGGATTGGAAACGATTGATGATGAAATCCGATTGGCAGAATTGCGCAGGGAAATCAATGAAGGATCAAATGATGATATCATAAATAAGGAAAAAGAAGCTGCGGAAAGAAGGATCGAAATCTCCAAAATGGTTACGGATATCATGATCGAAGAATCCAATAAAAGAATCGATCAATATGATAAGGAAATCGAAGCTGCGGAAAAGGTACAAGATTTTCTTCGCAAAGCGGCAGCGGAAGGGAATATCGATGCCAAGGAATCATTGGCAGAACAACAAAGGATAATTGATGAATCAAATGCAGCGAAGGCAGCGGAACAAAAGCGGCAGGAAAGAATCAAATTTGCAGCGGCAGCATATGAAGCATATGAAAGGAATGCATCTGATCCAAATGTGAAGAATCCATTGGCCAAAACGATATCAGATATCACATTGCTTCGCCAATTTATTTCATCAATTCCCACATTTTTCGAAGGGGTGGAAGATACGGGCAAACGTGGCGAAGGCGTGGATGGAAAAGGGGGATTCCATGCAATTCTTCATCCGAATGAAAGGGTGATTCCAAAAGCGCAAAATGATCTGATCGGCAATCTTTCAAATCAGGAATTATCATCGTTGGCGCAGCAATATCATGCAGGGAAATTGATTCATGCAGGGGAATCAGCATTGCAGATTGGCGGCCCATGGCAATCATCTGAAGTGATTGCAAAATTAGATCAGTTAAATAATACGATAAAAAATAAAGTGGAAAATGATATCAGGGTGGAAGAAATCATTGATGGAACAATGACAATCGTAAAAAGATCGCAGCAAAAAAATTCAGTGGTTTTCAATCGTTATCGGATAAATAATAAAGCATGAAGCATTTCATTAATGGGGTGGAAGTAACGCCCAGGAACATATTGAATATCGGAATTCAATCGGATTTTACTGATCGGCCCGAATATTTGGAAGTCGATGCGGATAAATTAATCCTTCCGCGTGAAGCAGTGGGAATCATTCAGCAGCATTTGGCAACATATGGCCCATTTGAAGGCATTCCATATAATATCATTACGAATTCAGGGATCACGCTTCAATATTATATCGATCTTCAGGCAGATACAATTTTCAGGGATTTTGAAATCGAAGTGAAAATCAAAAGAAGATTCGCGAAGGATAATTTCTTTGAAAGGGCAGATTCAATCACATTTGAATTAATGGCTGCGAAAGGGGTGAATTTTGATTCATTTGATGTGCCATATGTGATCATTCCTGATAATCAGGTGGAAACTGCGATCGGGTTGGCCGTTTCGATATATGTGGTTACAAAAGATACGATTGATCAAATCATTGCATTATCGCAAACAATTACCAATATCATTGATTCGGTAACGCCTGAAGTTGGGGCAGGGGTAACAACCGATCCTGCGGAAATTGCCACATTAATCGTGAAGGCCCTATTGCAGTTGGTTATTGTGGCCCTTTTATTGGTGGCCCTGATTAAATTAGTTCAGCAATTATTCGAATTAATATTTCCGAAAGTTCGATATTTCAAAGGAATTAAAGTGAAGCGATTATTGGAACAAGCGTGCGCGCATTTGGGATATTCCTTTTCATCTTCGCTTTTGGATGGGATCAGCGGATTGACAATTGTTCCCGTTCCATTGGTGAAGCAAAAGGATTCATTTTGGGATTTTATTCAGAATGATTTGAATTTTGCCTTCAATAAGGGATACCCATCGGCAGCAGATAGCACGCCAACTTTGGGATCATTATTGACTGCCCTGGAAAATCAATTCAATGCGCGTACAAAAGTTTTAAATGGGCAGGTGCAATTTGAAATCCGAAATTATTGGCAGGATTTATCATCAAATCAAATCATTCCTGCATTGAATCTTCAGGCAGATCGGCAAAATGAATTCCGATATAATACGGAAGATATTTGGAAAAGATATTACATTCGATATCAGGTGGATTATTCTGATCTTTTTACGATTGATTTCTATGATCCAAATGATGCTGAATATTCCACTGAAGTTGTAAATGTGGCGAATCCTGATTTGGTTACAATTCGCGGCCTGAATGAAATCAGCATTCCTTTCGCATTGGGTGGAAGGAAATCGGGCCTGAATTGGCTTGAAAAATTGGCCAAAGGATTTTTCGAATTGGTGGATGGGGTGATCAATGCATTCGGGGGAAATGGAAATTTTGCAGCGCAAATCGAAGCGCGAATTGGCGTGATGCAAGTATCGCAGCAATTCTTTTCACAAACAAAAATGCTTTACACGATTGGGGGGAAGCAGCCATCCAATTATGCTGATCTGATCAGCGCAGGAAGCATATATAGAAACTATCATCAGATCAATGAAATTGAAATAAATGATTTCAAAGTATTTATTAATGTTCCTTTGAGAATGAACGATCAAGAATTTGTAACTTTGTTAAATAATAATTATGCAGAAATTGATGGCGTGGTATGCGAAATCCTTCAAATTCAATATAAAGATGAACAATCGATGGCCACGATATCATATAAGCAGCCATTCAATTGGGCAAATGGAAAAACTAATGTAATTACAATAAATGATTAGATATGGAAGGCATTGATGATATTCAAAAACTTACCGAAAGATTATCGAAAGATACCATGAAATTAAAGAAGATCATGGACAATCATCTTTCAAAATTGCCTGAAGATATGGTGAAAAAAGTTGCACCAATGCAGGCCGATATGAATCGAATTCTTCGATCAGTGAAGGATGGAAATGTGGATGCCATTAATGAAATAAGAAGAAAATATGCCGATATTAATTGATTCAGTAAATTTCACGAATTTTGCTTCAGGTACAACCCTATTTTATCGCAGCAATGCAGGGGATGAAACGGAAGCGATTCTGAATATCAGGGCAGCCATTCGAATGAGTTCGATTGGTAATCCTTTGGTACTTGATCCAGGATTGAATCAGGTGCAATCGCCATCGACTTCATGGATTGATGAAGGATTCAGGCCTGGTGATAATGTGGTGATATATTTGCATTCTTCAGGGGGCGCAGTTATTCAAACATGGTGGTCAAATATCAATTATTGTGATGATATTATGGCCGATTTCGGGCCGATGCCATTTTGGTACAATATCGCGAATGGGGAATTTATTTCAATGTTTGTAGTGGATGCGCCTGGATCATATAATGCAATTCTGCGCGATGAATTGGATATTCTTTTCAATCATTCCAAAACGGGCAGCGCAGGATCAGAATTTTCATTGATTGATGCTGAAGTATCGCGCGTAAAAATGTCAGGGATCGCAGCATTGGGAATCGGTGGATCAATCAATGGAATCCTTTTGGGGAATCAATCAGGGGGATTCCTGAAGGAAGCATCAATCACCAGGGTTACGGCAATTGATCAATTTTTCAAATATGAAGTGCGGATCAAATTCGTGAATCCTGGAATGTATGATGATGGCAGTTGGTTTTTTAGTTCAACGTGCCTGAAATCGTATATGAAAACGGAATGGGCGCGAATTGCAGGGGAACCATATGCCAAAACGATCGGCACATATGATTTGGATGGCGATACGGGATATTATGATGATCCATTCAATACGGGCCTGAATAATGCTTCAGTGATCCAGGGGATCAGCGAATTGGATTTCTGCGTGCCAACTATTGCAGATATCATTGTGGATGGGCCATTGGCTGATATTGGAATTGGATCAGCATATCTTTCGCAGGATGTAACATATTACAAAAATCAATCATTTTCGCAGTATAATTTGGCCATGATCATTCCAACGCAGGATGCTTCAATTTTAGGCACTTATTCTTCAGAATTGAATCCATCAGGCGCAGGATATGAAATTGAAATCAATTCCTTCAATCAGGCAGGATCAGAAACATCAATCAATATAACATTCACGCCAAATCCTGCAATGCAGGCCTTCATGGATTCGCGCGATCCATCAGATCGCAGATTCCAATTATGGATCAGATGCGGAAATCTGAATCTTTTGGTGCATGATGATCAGCTTCAGTGCGCGCCACCCGTTGGCGGCCCGTTAATTATGGAACAATCATATGCATTCCTGGATCATGGGCAAAATGTGAATGATATTTCAGGAAATTTCAGTGGATTTGAATGCAATACGGAAGATGATGTCGCATATGTGGGCCGATTCCTGATGGATAAAAATGTGATTCATGAATCCTTCAGCATAAAGATGGAAGCATATAATTCGGCAACGGGTGATGATTTTACGCTTCAGGAAGTATTTTTTGGATTTTCAGCCATTCCGATTTCAGGTGATGGGCGATATTTATTAAATGAATCGATTCCCGTTATCAATACGCTTCCTGGAACATCGGAAAAATTGATTGCAGTTTTGGAACTTGATCCATCATTGGATACGCCTTCGCAATATGGCGTGCGAATTTTTGCGCCATGGCTGATTAATTGGAAATATTGGCTTCAGCAAAATAACGCATCGGTGGATTTTTGGCCGAATCAGGATCAAAATTGGCTTCAATATGATGATCTTTTGATTGATTGGTCGGTGCGAATCGAATTGCAGTTGGTGCGCGAAGGATTAGGATATACGCATACGGAAAATATCAATATTAAAGATTATGATTCAAATCCATTCATTGATCAAAACATCGAATTATATGTGGATTCCACGAATCAAAATGTGGGAATCGTTACGGAAGGCCAATTGATGCGCGTAGTGGGTACGCATACCTTATTGAATGGGCAGGCATGGAATCCTTCAGATATATGGGGGATGATCACCGTTGAGCCATATGAAGCGGAAAGAAGATGGATTTGCAGTACAATCGTGAATTTTGATAATAATACATCAAATCCATTGTTTCCATTAAGCGGATTATTGATGGCAATCACATATCCTGCGCCAAATGTGGCCCGAATGGAATGCTTCTTTGATCCTGATCTGATCGATCTTTCGAATGGCGTGAAGTTTACAACAAAAATAAAAGGATGCCCAGGCGATGCGATTCAGGTAAAAACAATGACGGATGGAACGATAAAAACTACTACCTTTGCAATTGATAAAACTTTGGCGATTTAATAAAAAAAAGATATGAGCAATATACATAATTACCCGTTGGAAGCATTTCAAATCAATGATGAAGATTTTTATGATGTGGATTATTGGAATGGCACCACATTTGAAAGTCGAAAAATCAGCGGTGCAACATTAAAGGCAGTGATCGGGGCAGCTGCATCAAATATTTATTCAATTGATGGATCATTGATTTCTGATCGAATATTGGATTTGAATGGCAGCGATCTATTATTCGAAGATTTGGCAACGAATAGGCGAATATCGATTTCAGATGCATTGATCCTGATTGAAGCAGGGGATACGGATATCGATGGGATCAGGCCGATATTTTTGAAATCAGATAATATTTCATTAGTTCGAAAAGACAATCTTCGAATTTCATTGGATACGGGCGCATTATCTGCAAATCGAAATCAGCAATTTCAGGATAATAATGGCGTGATTGCATTGCTTTCTGATATTCCATCGGGGGATAATATATATAATGCATCAGGATCATTGACTGCTGCGCGATCCCTTTCATTGAATACCTTTCAATTATTCATTTCGGATTTGGCAGGAACAACAAAATTTGAAGGTGGAAATCTGATTGAAATCAGCGCGAATGCAGGGCAGGAAGCATTGATGAAATTTTTGGCAGGCAATGGCGAAAAAAGGGGAATTTCTTTCACTGATCAGGGGGTGGATCGATGGGAATGGGTTGCTGAAGGATTGGAAGCAGGCGCAAATTCAGGAACAAATTTCGTCATATATCGATATGATGATGCAGGCATCCTTTTGGGGAAGGCATTTGAAATCAATCGGGCAACGGGCGCAATCAGATTCAGTGATGCATATACATTCCCAATTGCAGATGGCAATCCAGGCGATACATTGCAAACGGATGGGGCAGGAAATATTTCATTTCAGGCCGCGGAAAGTTCAATTGATTCCTTTTATGCGTTTGATATGTCGCAGGCCGCAGGATATTCCTGGAATGGCCAAAATGTAAACCCTTCGGCATTGGTTACAATTAATGAATCAATTCGCGCGCAGGCATTGGCAGGCGGTGGGGGAAGCGATGGATGTTTTGTAAATTCCACAATGCCGAAATATTACACGCCAGGTCAATCGCTTCGAATTACAATCAATGTTACATATTTGGCAGTTGGTGGGGATTTCAAAATCTTTTTAGGCGTTCAGGAACCGCGCTTTGGTGGATTGATTGGAAATGATTCTTCAACAATATGGAATTCGCAGGTTCAATCAACATCATTTGCAGAAAGTTCGGTAACAATGGTTTTTATCGTTTCAGGATTTGTGGAATTATTTGCAGGATCGCCATTTGCGCTAAAGTTTTATCGCAGGCCAGGTGATCCGCAGGATACATTTACGGGCGATATATATATCAATTCAGTTAAGGCAGAAATTCAATAAAAAATTAAAAGATGGGATTAACAATAACATATCAGGAAAGGAATATGATGCGGCAGAATCGATTGGATGAATCTACTATGGCATTTGTGGCTTATTTCATGGGATTGGGCGATGATCAGATCATTGCAGAAGGAAAAATCACCGAATTAAGCACTGAATGCGCTGCATTCATTTTTGCTTATGTAATGGGAAATATTTCGGCATTAATTAATGCAATCAATTCTTCATCATTGCCATTCATGGATCAGGCAGCAAAAGATTTTATTATTAATCAATTAAGCGCGTAAAAATGTCGGAAATTTGCTGCATACAATTGACGTATCAATGGGCAGATGATCCCATCAAAACGGCTCAATTCGTTCAATTCGGTACGTTAAATGGATATGTTACATTTTCAGTTCAAATCGATTTCAATGGATTAGGGCCACAAACATTTTATATGTGGCATGATGCTTCAGATAATTGGACTATTTCGCCAATTATCGGATCATTGGTGAATGCAGTGGCAGATTTAAAAGGAAATATTGAAGAATGCCCATTTCCATATTCGATTCCTGCATGGATTGTAAACCCAGGATTTTCGCAATTTGATACTGAATCGGGATCATGCGGATTTGGCGATTGTTGTTTTTCTGTTTCTTTAATTGATGCAGGGGGATCAAATCAATTCAGCGCAAATTTTGGATCGGCTGATGGAATATTCAATGGCGCACCATATTGGAAGTGGAATTTCGGGGGCGA